TATTTTCAAAAATGTTATTAGTGATAACGATATTTTTTTGACTTGAATAATTGTTATTAATACTTCCGAAATTCATAGCACTATAACCGTTGATATGGGTGCTATTTCCTGTAAAAATATTATTCTCAATTCTTATATTCTCTAGCTTTCCCTTAATTAGATCTATGACAGACTCGGCAGAGTTAAATTGTAATGTTTTAACAGAGATATCTTTAAATTTATTGTCATGGATATAAATATTATTAATTTCTGAATCTATGTTGTAAACTAAAAACTTGAAAAGATTTGTAGAGTTTTTATATAGGCCATTTTTTATTTCTATATTTTCTATTGTTTGATTATCATTATCAAAGAATCCAATCCAAGTATTTGTACCAAAATTAAATTCTCCGCCATCCAAAACAATATTTGATGAATTAATAAAATTTATTGTAGGAGTTCCTATTGTAACAGATGTTTTTAATATAGCTCCTTCCTCAAAAAGAAGATAAAAGTTATTTTTATTTGTAATATTAAGCTCTTCCGTAAAATCGTAAGTTCCTTTAGTAATAACTATCTTTACATTTTCTGAATAAGAATCAATTATATTCCTTAAATCTGTTACGTTCCCTGCATTAATATAAATCACTTGATTGATGTTTCCTACAGTCAAATTAGTTATATTAAATGTATCATACAGATAAACTGAAGGTGATGCACAAGTTGTTGAATCGTCTAACTGAATTAAGAATGTTCCATCTGGACATGCTACCGGATAATCTGTCAAATTAGTCCAAGACAAAACTCCTTCTAAATTATCAGCTGTAATGTTGTAACCAGTTGCATCTATGTTTGCAGAATTATTATAATAATTTGTATTAACATAAGTTTTCATTGAAGTGTTTGCTGTTTCAATCGCTGTATCTGTTTGTGTAGAATTATAATAATTAACTTTGTCTAATGTCCAATTTCCTACCTGATCAACAATCTCTGTAAACCGAACAAAGAATAAATCTGTCCAGGATGTGTCTGTAGCATTAACTGAATCAGTATATGTGTTTGCTGGAATTGTTTGATTGTAATCCCATTCTATTCCTGCATATAAAGTATCTGCTCCGGATTGATTCCAGGATTGGTTATCATAAAGATTTGTTGAACCCTCTGTTAAATCGTCAGTTGTTTGTGTTGCCAATATAGTATTCCAAAGAGAAGTAAACCAACTAACTAGAATATTCAAAGTTCCGTTATTATCTTCCATTTGGGTTGCGTTGATTGTATTCATGTTATCCCAATAATCTGTAGAATTAACGTTTAATGCGCTATCATTAATGTCCGTAAGCTGAGATGCATTTCCATAATAAAGAGTTGCATTGATGTATGGTGCTCCTGTAATATTATAATAATCTTGTAGATTGATGTTTCCCTGGGGAGTAAAGTCTGCAGCACTCACTAAAGAAAAGGATCCGATTAAAATTGCCATTATGAAAAATATACTTTTTATTGATAGTTTATCTCTTTTCATATTATTTTTAGGTTTTCTATTTACTTAAAACTTATTGTTACATTATAGAAGGGCGTATTGATATCCTTTCCATGATTGCATCTCTTATTTTAATTAATTGGTTTGCTGTTTCTCTCCATTGTGTATACGGCTCTCCTTTTTGGACACTTAATTCTCCAAGTGAATATCCTGTCGAATCGTCATAAGATTGTCCAATAATTCTGGCAACCAATGCAATTGCGCAAACCGTATTCATTAGTTCGATGAATGAGTGTTCTACTTCTAGCTTGACAATATTGCTCCCGGACTCATGAGTTAATACTAATTTGTCTAGGACTATATTTGTGCTATCTGTAACTGAGCTTATTTTGGCCGCTTCTCTGAATCCATCCATGCCTAAAATTTCAACCCAATCATTCTCAGCGAATCCAGTTGAGCTGGCAACCGCGACTGAGACCGCAGAGCCTGCCACTTCGTCCGCCGAGGATGTTGTGCTGACCGTTTGAGAATGTATAACACTCCCATGTAAGTATTTAACTGCAATTGAATTTTTCTTATCTGAGAATGTTGGAGTACTTGCTGATGCTCCTAGAAAAATATAACCTGATTCCTTTTGTATCTCTAAATTGGCCACGTCCTCTGATGTTCCGTCTATTTTGAGCTCTCTAACGCTTAACACGGGGTTTTTTTCTAAATGAAGTCTATTAGTACCATCTCCATCCTGGATTTCTATTCTTTCGGTTGGTTTAAAAAATGTATTAAAAAATCTTGGAATCTTTGCTTCTGCATCTGTGATCATTCCGCCTACATCTGTATCGTCAATCTCGGATTCTCCTATCCCACAAATTCTTCTAACTTCTGAAACAGTTGCATAAGTTCCGTCGCCTGTTGCCATCAGTTAAAAGCCACCCCAATAAGCCCACCGATTATTGCTGTCATTAATGCAATTGTTACTGTCGCCCAAGTTGGAAGTCTACTTGATTGATGATTAAATAATTCTACTTGTTTGTCATCTGTCGTGTCCAACCTTTTACCAATTGTTGTAAATCCACTTTCTATTTTCTTACCTAAAAAGTTTAGATCCTTTTTGACCATCCTTCCAAATTCGCATCCGTCTGAGTTTAATGTTTTACCTGCCATATTTTTCCCTCAATAGTTTTTCAATATCATCTCTTACCGGTATCTTCGCCCCAGACTTTATCATATCAGTTAATTTTTCTCTAGTATACATAGCTGCGATATCTTCTGCTGTTTTTTTACCAATACCCTTAATCGCTTTTAATTCATCATAAAAATTTAAAATACTTTCTCTAGTAACTCGTACTGTCTCAATTTGCTTTGTTTCTACTTTAATATTGCCTAATTCTCCCTCTGTTGTTTTAACGGAGAATCCATAAGAGATTCCTGACTCTCTTGGTAAGTCTACGACTTGTCCTTTATTTATTGTGGCCCAATGACAACCCTTTAATTCTCCGATACGAATCTTAATTGGACTTCCTTTATTAATAAATTCCATTTTATTCTTCTACCATTAAGTACACAGTTACAGTTTCTGTTGCTGTTCCTGATGCAAGTGATAATTTAATTCTTCCGTAAACCACGAATGGTTCATAAATCTCATTTGTTCCATCGAACGTTACGTCTGCTCCAGTATTGTCTTGAGACGATGTTCTTGGATAATAGGTTATATCAGTATTTGCAGCTGCTAAATCTAAGACTTTCTGAGCTGATGCTTCTCCATCTGAATCTAGGTCAACGGTACAAGTGTGTGTTGGATAATCAACTCCCACTGCAAGAACCTTTCCTCTTATAGGTATACTATAAGCTGAGGCTGAGGTCGCGCCTGCTGCGATTGTTGCTGATATTTTATACTTTGTTATTTTTGACATTATTTTTTCCTCCTAATTTTAATTTTATCTTCTTTTACAAGTTGAAACAACTTAATAAATATTCCTGCAATTCCTAAAACTGCAACTTCAAACGCTACAACCATTGTCCAGTTAATCATACTATTTCTCTCCCATCTTTATTGTGTCTATCTTTAATTTCACCAAGAGCATAAAATGAACCAATAAAATGATTTCCCTTTTTTCCTTCTTTGGCCCTTAGGTCACTACTCTTAACATTTTCAAAACTCTTTTTTATTGATTTTAAACTTGGGAATATTTTTCTTATCATATCTGTCATAAAAAATAGTTTCTTTTTTGCCTTTGCTCCATCCGAAGAATTCGATCCGCTCAAATTAGTAAAACTTTTTAGATCTGCCAAGAAATCTTCTCTTCCACACTCATTAATTCCGAAATGTATAGGAACTATAATTCTTGGACGTACTCTCGCATTTCCGTTTTTGTATGTCTTGCCATCCCAGAACTTCATGAACCTGTCTAGGCTGTCATAATACCCTTCATATATTCCTACTATGTGTGTCATTTTTTTTCTCCATTGTTTAAAGTCCGAAGACTTCTTGTTTTCCTGAAACAAGAAAAAAAATAAAAAATAAAAAGTTATTTATTTAACTTCAACTAGTTTGTTTCGTAGTGCAATCTTTCTTGGTAGAGCTATCTCTTCTCCATTCTTAAGTGTAATCCATTTGAACGTCTTTCCATCTACTAATTTAATCTTCATGTCTTTTCCGACATTCTTAAATTTTAAGACTTTAGGTTCTGGTTTTACTTCGACCTTAGCTACCTTCTCAACTGGCTTAACTTCAACTGTCTTTTCAATTAATTTAGATTTTTCCATATTAACTTAATCCGACACTGCCAATATTTGATATAATAACGAATCTTGTCGCGCTAACACCCAAGAGAACTAAAGTCTCTTCAGCTGCATCGAATGTTGCTACTGAGTTTGAACCATTATAATCACCTGCAGTCATAGTGACTGTGTGACCTGCTGTTCCTGCATCGATTTGAGTTATTACTAAATAACGGCCAGCTCTTGGTGCTGCGATTGTTGCTTCTATCTTTGTCGTACTGTTAAGTTGGACATAAGAAACATCATCGGGTACTGCTCCGCCCGCTGTTAAAGTTGTAGTCCATTTCTTGAAATTAAGTTGACTTAGTTCCTTAGTTACTTCTCCTATTAGTGCCATTTTATATTAAAAGACAAATTAATAGGCGTAAATTATATAAGTTCGAACTGTATCGCTATTTGTAGATCCACCAACTGTAATTGTTAAAGTGCTAGAACTTACTGCAGTTGTTGGTTGTTCTTGAACAACTATACTACCTGCTGCATTTTCTGCAAAGCCTAATATCCCGTGAATATTTGTACATCCATAATCAGATAAATCTACTGTGATTGTATCTGCAGTATCAACCGTAGCGGCTGTAACTAATTGGATCATCTTAACACCTAAGTTTGGCGCTATCTCTGTTTGTGTTCCTACTTCTCCTAATGCTGTCATTTTTTTCCTCCATTTTGTATTTAGTTGGTTTTATTAGTCCTTATCGTGGACTACTCGCCTTACAATTTGTCGCCAGTAAGATGACGAAATATTTAAAAAAAAATAAATAAATAATTTGCTTGTTTACAATATATTATCAATAAACGCGTTAAAAGCTGGATTCTTCATCACTAGACACTGGTACTGCTTTAAATAGAACTTATCGGAATCATTAGCTTTACCTAACGCTTCGTATGTTGTATCTTGTAGTACACGCATCTCGATGTAGTCTGTATCAAGGAAGTAAATCTGCTTTGCACCTGAGACGTTACTCAAATATTGTGATGGGATCAACGGAACTGGCCCTACCATAGTTTGAAGTAATACCGCGGATGGAACACCGAATGGCAATACACCAGCTGGGACATCGCTAGGAGAATATCGGAATGTATCCAATATAATCTTTCGAACATCTCTAACTGCTGAACTAGAACCAATTGCGATTTTAACGTTTCCGCTATCGTCGAATGAATTCTGAACTGCTTCTTCAATGTTATCGTATGTTAGTGCTGCTCCGCTCAAATCTACAACATTTGTTGTGCTCTGTAATTTTACTATACCAGAGAACTCTGTTGGATCTGTAGATGCATCACCGTTTACGATTAAACTTTCCTCTAATTCCTTTAGTGCTCTTGCTGCTGTTAAGACTCTCAATTGCATAGCGTTAGATGATGCAACGTTTCCGAATGCACTTCCACCTAACCCAGAACCAGTACCTTGGAAACCTTCCAATACGAACGCAGGTTGCCCTGCTCGTGCTGGTCCGGTTACTCGACCAACTGAATAAAGGAATTTAATCGGCGTAGAATAACGATCTATCGTATCGTCTGCTTCTGCGAATGCTGCATCTTCGTATGCTGTAAATGCCGCACCTTTTTCAGTTATCTCGTTCCAGTCAGCGTACATTCCCAAGTTCGTAACTCGAGGAATTAACTCAACTAAAGGTGTTCTCTTCCTAGTCTGATCAATCAGCATAGGAGATAAGTATACCGGAATCATTGCATATCCTGCAGTTCCTGGTCCACCCTGTTCAGTATTAGTAGCTTTCATATCAGCCTTAAGCCTCAAATCAGTTCCACTTACTGGATCGTAGTATCTAGTTTTTGCTTTAAGGTTAGCGAATGATTGGAAGTACGCGTCCTGGAAGTCCAGTTCAGCAGTACTACCTGTATATGCATTTACCATTTTAGCAAAGATCTAAAGGATCAACAGATTTAGCTTCAGCTTCAACTTTCTTATCATCTTCTTCTTTGTGATCAACGCTCATGGATTTGTGTACTGGTGCTTTCAAAGCCGCTGTAATCTTAGAAAGTTCTTCTTTCATAGACACATTGTCTTTTGCTACAACTTCGTACGCTTCCTTCATGGACTTCAATTCATTGGAAATAGATTTAAGCATCTCAACTGATTTTGCTTCAACGGATTCAGAACCTTCGCTTTCTGCTTCTGAGCTTTCGCCCTCTGCTTCTGTGCTAGATTCTTCTTCGTTTTCATTTTCTGTCATCTTAGAATTTTTTGTGTGTAATTTAGTTATATCTTCCGATTTCTCGGTTGAATGTGATTTGCTCTTTACTTCGAGCTGTCCTTCTACGCTTGGATCTAGTGATTTTCTTTTCTTGTATTCTTCCAGAGCATCCATCGACTTTGTGGAAATCTCTACCATTTGGGCCTTAGTATTACATGGGTTTCCTGTCATTGCAACGTTTAATAAAATAACATCGTTTAACATTCTGATTGCTTTCCCTTCAATTTCTTTATATGAGATGTCTGTTGGTAAAAATGCCACACTAAATGCATCCAAGTATTTCTCTACTAAGTTTCCTTTAATCGATTTGTAGTTTGGATTGTGTCTGTTGATTTCACACTTAACGCTTGTTGAGTATCTTCCCTTACCTAAGTCCTTAACTGTTGCATCAATTATCTTTCCTGCAGGTATTTTTGTTTTGTTAATTTCTTTCTCTTCATGTGATTCTCCCTTAAACGCTTCGTGTTCTAAATCTAATTTCATATTTCTTTCTAGAATTTGTTTCTGCATAGACTTTTGACAATCCTTTGTCATGATGTCATTTACGAAGTCTATATCGTTTGTAGAAATATCACCCTCGACATATAGATGTTCTTCACCTTTTAGATTAACTATATTAACGTTCAATGGTGTTGTAAATGTAAACGAGGCTTCTTGATTCATGGTTTACTTAATTCAAAATATGTTATAAATCTACTTTCAAATATTTAGAAGTATTATATTGCGTCTAGGATATGAAATAATCTTTTTGAATTAACTTTTGTCTTAACATTAACTGATTTTGATACTTCTTTATTTACACTAGATTTGATATTAAAGGCTTTTGTTATGATTCTCTTTACCGGCACAATAATATTTCTTTCTATAAAATCTCTTATGATTACTGGTCCTTTCATCTCAAAAATATATTCTTTTGTTCGATTAACATTTGGAGGTAGTCCTTTATTTACTTTATCTCCACCAAACCCTCTAGTAAGTATTTTAGTGGCTTCACCCAATCCCCTGGTAATTAATCCAGACGTGTTAAAAAAAAGTGACATTATGCACCTACTCTCTTGTAGACATCACGTTCCGTTGGAAGTCCGCCTCTGTCTTTCAAATCGAAACTCATTAATTCAGTAGTTCCATCTATATCATAAAATATCATTTTGCTTCCTTTTATTTCCCAATTTCCTTTTTCTATCTGAAGTATCTTTCCGACTCCAGCTGTTTCATTTGATGAATAAGAATATCTATCTGAACCTGTTAAGGTTGCAGTTCCATCAGCACGAATAACATAATCAATATCTTCATCATAAGCTGCAAAATCATATTTATAGAATCCTCCTGCAATTTCTGTCATTGCTTGGGCCGTAACAACCTGAGTACCATCAAGTTTCCAAACATCCATAGTTGGACTAAGACCTAAACTTGGCGTACCTTTATCAGTAAAAAATGCAAGTAACTCCATATTGTTAATTATATAAAGAATATATTTAAAACTATCTATTTTATCTTCTCCTTTTAATCTACAGCTTCAGTAACACTTGTAATCAAGCCGTCTTTAATAGTAATAGTTCCATTTGTAGTAGCTCCGATTCCCATTACATAGTTGCCGTCTGCAACTGCGTTAGTTCCATCAGCAGTTTTATGTACACCTTTAACTGAACCAGTAGTATTTAAATCGTTTGCACCTAAATCAACATTTCCAGTTAAACTCCAATTTGTTCCATCGTGTTGTGCTTTG